GTTGGAGCAATTCATCATATCGTCGAAACGAAACCTCCGTTTATGATTTTGGAGTCATTGCAAGATTATGTTGCAAATTACTTGGATGATGATCTTACTCTAGCCATTAATAGAAATTAAGCGGAAGTAGAAACAAAATAACGGCTTAATGAGGGATGGATGCGTGCTAGAGTCGAAATTAAAGAGAGAGGTCAGGTGTAGTTAACATAATTAGAAGATGATCGGGGAGATAATAATGCAGTATTTTCAGCTAAGGTTAATAATGCGATAGATCAAATAAGAGCGGAATTTAAGGACATTGATGATTAACGAAAAGATTTGGTTGGATAAGATCTGTTCAAGGTGACGCCAGCAGTTATAGTAAGCTTTTTTTAGAAGTTCGTTGCATCGTAAAATGTGTCTTTATATACATCTGGGAGATAGGATGGAGAAGTGTCTTATTCGAATGATGACTATATTGATGATCTTAAATATGTCAGCGAGAGACGAAATCGCGGTGATACTTTATTAGCGATTCATAGTGATTTATAAAATAAATTCTAAGAGCGGGGTTATAAATGGTCAAGATGTATAAACTGTGCTGATATAGAGACTAAGTTCGAACCATATGAATGTGATTGTTTGTAGGAAGAGAAGGATATAATAATAATACATGTCCGACCGTGTTTTGGAAATGGTGATAATTACAATCTCAACTATTTCGATGAGAATGTGAAATCTCAGTGGATCGATGAGAATTTTGGTTTTCCTGCATGGAAATTTTCAAAATATAACGTACATTAATTTGTTTTTTAGACGACAATTCAAAGCTTCGAAGAATTTTATTTTAATGATATATTTAGAGAATTTCTAACGTTTAACAAGAAGTAAATTTTTTTATAAACATGTGATTTTGAGAATCCTTAGGTAGATCACTGTTAATGGATTATGAACGATGTTCATTATTACTTGGGGGATTGGGTCACTCGTTTTAGAGGTCGTGCATTAACAAGTGGCACTAATCATTGTCCAGTAGAGGGGAGTTATCGGTTTTTGGAGGGTGAAGGTACTTTTACAGTGATGGCAGATAACTAAAACCCATTGAATGCTGTCATGTAACAGGAGAGTAAGGGTACAGGGTAGAAATATAGTCATCCTGTCGTTCACTTGTTGGAACCATCAATGCTTATACCATTCGGATGGTTTGATGCGTTTAGAGATGTTAGACCATTGAAATCATGGATGAGAGATATACATTCTTAAACAATCGTTCCAGGTATAGCAGGTGGTATATAGAACGCATTCGTAACTGATCACTTGAAATCCACAGCTAACGGTAATTAAGCCTCGTAGACTGTTAGTTTTTAGCGAATTTTAAATATGTGGAGATCAGATTATGTGCCATGTACGCGTTAGGTAGATTATATAAACCTAAGTAACGGTTTATATGATGCTAGGATCACTGGATAGTGGGTTTTTGATAATATTACAAAGATTAAGAAGAATCTGATGAGTTGGATGCATATTAAACGACTTACACCTGAAGAGTTTGGGATCACCGAAAATAAACCTTAACTTGTAGTATCATATAGGGAGAAAAATTTTTTCTCATCATGGAGCAATTATTTCTTTTCAACTAGAGAGGATGAACATCCGTTGTATTTTTCAAAGAATTTCAATCATCAGACTGACGGTTTATTTACAATAGTCATGAGGGATATCGGTGAAGCAATAACTCCCGCAATCGTACAAGATATTGCAGCCTCGTTTGATACAAAAAGAAAATATATCACAAAGTTTGGTAATAAATATAAGATGGATGTTTTGATGAATGGCCAAACTGAAGATCCGGATGAAATATTGAAGAGCGTTGGTGTCTTTGATAAAAATTCATATGATGCTATAACCACATATTTTGGAATGACCTTTTAAGAAATATCGAATCCTAGAGCTTAAGATGAATATTTTAGACTGATATCTAAATCAAAGAAAGAAACAGTTCATAAGACGAAATATATTGAAGAACCGCGCGAATAGCGGATGAATCGATACTATCGCTCAAAGGGTTTGACCGAAGCTATTATGTCAAATTTTGATGATCCCGACCCCGAAGTCATAATCAATAAAGATGATTTTAGCAACCATTTTGTTGAACCTATAAAGAGATTGCTGGAAGAAACAAAAGAAGCAGTTCAGTTTGATAACGCGTCATAATAATATGTTTCTATGGATCCAGTATGTGTAGGTTTATAAACTGGATATTCGGTTGTATATAATGGTGATGAAATTTAACCATTCGAGTGGAAAGCCAATTGCCTTTAAAATAAAGTTGCTGCTATTTCTAGATAATTAAGTGGAAAGACACGAATTTGTTAGAAAGTATTTAAGCGTTTTCAAGATATTTCAAGTTAATATATAGATGATATTTATGAACGTGCAAAGATTAGTTCTGAGATTTCTAATTTTCTAGATAATTTCAATCTTTACGACCAATTTAACAAAGATGGTTGGTCAGATGCGAAGATTCAAACATATTAGCGAAATTGTCTCAAATAGATATCGTATACTGGTAAACTGAATTTTTGTGGAAGTCTAATGAGTCACGTTAAATCCGGTGAAGTTTAACGGTCATGTCACGAAGTCACCGGAGATTGTTTGCCTGAGAGTTAATAAACTATAATTGATGGGCATACTTATTTTGAGGAAAGTCGGCCACGATTGTTTAGTTCAGTAACTTAGAAAACCATAGGCATTACTGTTGGACTCTAATAAATAGCAATCTTTATTATGAAAACTTTGGAAAAATCTTTCATACATGGTACTAATCATAAAACATTGTTATAACGTATGAATGAAATGCGTG